ACACAAAGACCCCCTAGTGTATGATCAACACCAAAATGATGAATAGCCAGTACATGTTCGATTACCCGTCGATCAAGATCGACGTGAGGTGCCACAGACTTCTGTCTAGCGTGACGTACATGGCCTACAACAAGTTTCACTCTACAGATGTGATCACTTATGAGCACTGTGAGATTCCACTGGAGAGGTATAGAATAGGGTATGGCAGGCGCAGTTCCTTATCTGATTTTTACTCCCTGGGTGAGCTGCCGTCAGCATGGGGCCCTGCATGCTATATTAGCTCCGTCAAACCTATGGTCTATACCTTCCAGGGAATGGCCAGCGACTTGTCTCGATTCGACATGGCCAGTTTCTCGAAAAGAGGACTGCCCAATATCCTTAAGGCGCTTAGCTGGCCTTTGGAATGCCCTGACTGTGAGATTTTTGAAATCTGCAATTCAGACTACAGGCGTGGCTTACAGACAAGAGATCAGCTCATGTCTTACTTGCTCAGAGTTGGGGATTCCCCAAATTTAGATGAGTGTATTGTCCAGGCTCATAAGAAAATTCAACTAGAGGCAAGAAGGCTGGGCCTTAGTGACGAACACTACAATGGCTATGATCTCTTCAGAGAGATTGGGTCCTTAGTATGTCTCAGACTCATCAATGCTGAACCCTATGACACTGCCGCATCAGGAGAGCCTCTTGAAATAAGAACCATAGTCAGATCCTATCGGATGGATGATCCCTCATTAAGCCTTGATTCATATGGAAACTCTCGATGGGTGCCAATAGACAGTCACATTGATGAGAATGATGATAGCTCTTCTGACTCAGACTTCTGATTGCCGCTGCCAGAGAGGACCCCCTACCATTATCCCCCCACCCCTCTCCCCCCAATCAACCCCCTAACCCCTTACCATTGACCCCCTCCCCTCACCCTCAATTAACCCCAGTTAGCCCCTTACCATCACCCCCCTCCCCTCACCCACCAATTACCCATCCCCACTATTACCAAGCCTACCCCACTGTGGCAGCTGTTTATTCCAGCTTCCTGTACACTTCTGCAATCTTCTTAACCACTGCAGTGGCCCTTGCTCCAGAAGTGATAATCCCGAATTTAGTGAGAAAAGCCCTCCTCTGTGTGTTGTCAATGAAGGAGCTGTTAATTGCAGCAAGCATTGGCTGGGAGAAAGACTCCTCAATGTCTCTTTTAGAGGCTCCTCGAAGGTTCACATTGATTGTTTTTGAGAACATGTACAAAAACAGCTTGTGGGCATCTAAAATTGCATTAAAGTCCTCCTGATCAAGAGTGGGGTCAATCAGGCCAGCAAAGCTTGGGTGCATCATTTGCCTTGGGTAGGCTTGTCCACACATTCTGTCCATTGCACTCCCAGGAACTGGCAGGAAGTTCTCCACAACCTCCACAGCTTGGACAGTCCATCCTGCAAGGGCAGCAGCCACCCTAGATAGGGTGATGCCGTTTCTTCCGGGTCTGCCCTCTACAATCTTGTATTTTGCCACGAGGCTCTTGACATCACGGGCTCCTTCAGGAGACATCCTCTCGACCATCTTCTTTGGTTTGTTTCCACGAGTCAAAGAGAGAATTATCATTTTCTTGGCATCTTCCTCCCAACCTTTGCCTCCCAGTTGGACTAGATTCTGGATTATTGTTCTGGCATCAAACCCTTGATAGGCAAATGCCTGTAACCAGTCCTGGATTACAGTCTCATCAATGGCCTGTTCTCCAAACTCAACAGCAATTTTCTGGTACTCGTCCATTTCAGATTTTACTAACTCAGATTAACTAGGGAACTTTGTGT